TGGTCACTCATCCGCTCGAAGGTTAATTGCCCCACCCCGCTGTTATCTTCGGGGCATGGCCGATCTTAACCCGAACATGGCCCCCACCCCTGACTCGCCACGAGTGATGGCAGGTCGCACCACGGACGACCCTGCATACACGCCACCCGCGAATGCTCGCGAAATCGAAGATGCTCTCTTTCGAGAGGTTGTCATCGACTACCGCCCTCGGACGGTTTGGTCGGCCAATTCAGAACAAGAAAATCCCTTTATCATCTTCCAAGACATCGAAGCGATGCGTCGTGACGATGTGGTTTCTTTACCTCTTTCGTGGATCATATCCCCTCTGTCGCAATGCGAATGGGAGATCGAAGCTAGTAGTCCCCCCGTTGCCAAATTCGTCGAACAGCAGATGAACTGGTTCTGGACGGACGCTGTTTGGGAAGTGACCCGTGAAGGCTACCCCTACGGTTGGTGTGCAGGGGAGATGGGGTACACGGAAGAACGGGGATTGTTGGTTCAAGGCAAGTTCGATACCTTCAGCGCTCGAGATGTCTCACCTCTGTTTTACAAGGGAAAGCCCGTCGGCGTGCAGGTCAACCACGTCAATCCGGGATCGGAGAGTAATGGCTTAACCCGTCTCTGGGGATTCCGAAAGGATGTCCCTTCCAAAGCCTTTTGGTACGCGCATCAAGCACGACACGGAAACTGGTTCGGAGAGTCTCAGATTCGAGGGGCATGGCGTCCGTGGCGAAGACTCGCGGGGCGGGATGGAGCCGAAGAGATTTCCGATATGGCCCTGTACCGTTATGGGGTGGGGTATCTCGTAGCTCGATACCCAGCGAGTGAAACCAAAGTCTCAGCGGGATCGAAAAATACCGATGGTTCGGGTCTGATGAGTGGTCGCGATGCCATGCGACAAGTGGCTGCCAACCTCAAGTACGGTGGAGGGGTTCACCTTCCCAGTATCCGAGATGCCCACGGTAATTACCTTTACACTCTCGACGTCGAAACCCCTCAACTCAATATCGAAGCGATTGACAACAAGTGCATTCGGTTAGAGAAGAAAATCTCGAAAGCCATCGGAGTGCCACCAGAACTCTTCGAGGCTGCCGAGACGGGAAGTGGGTGGAGTGGTCGAGCGGTTCCTTGGTTTGGTTTTCTCGTCGCTCGCCAACCCGATGCAGATCGGATGACCCGTGCGTGGGCAAATCAGATCGGCACACCACTTGTGCGATGGAACTTTGGCCCGAACGCATGGTTCAAGATCACGGCTAAGAGGCTCACCGAAAGTCACGGGGCTCCTCCACCCGGAGGCGAAGCGATGACCAAGCCCACCGGTGGACAACTCCCTCCTCAAAAACCTCCGCAAGCTCCACCAGCTCCCGATGAAGACGACGAGGATGATAACCCCGAAGAGGAGAACACGCCCTCTCCGAAATCGGGTGATGACCTTCTCAAAGACCTGAATGACCGTGAAAAGCAATCCGTGCAGAACTTAGCAACGGAACTTCCCCACATGACTCTGGAACAACTCGAAGAACTCCGCGAATCGCTGTTAGCAACGGTGGAATAATCCCATGAAAGTGACTGATGTTGCTCTGTCTATGATCGAAGCCCAAATCCAAGCCACACGAATGGGCCGTCCTAATGCTGCTCGTGGAATGCTCAGGGATTTAGCCTACGCCCAGAAAATCCACGTCCAGAACCGCAAGAATTTGGCAACCGAACCCACTCCAACCCCTGTTCCGTCTGGAAAGACTCCCGACGAAGCCTTCAAGTTGCTTTATGTCGCTTACACCGATGCGATCGAACGTGCCCAAAACGGTGACAAGCAAGCCGAAGAGGAAGCCGACTACCTCTATGATTTGATGGATGAGTATGGCTATCTCGATGCCAAAGATGTCAAAACTCTTTCATCGTTGCCGGACAATGTGCAATTCATCACCCTGATGGATTCAGGGGCGTGGACTCGCTACGAAGGGAAACGAGGCGGAAAAGGTTGGAAGAATTCCAGCACGGGCCGAATTATCTACACCGATTCGGAGTATGCTCCCGGTCATCGCCGACGCCAACAAGAAGCCAGTCACTCGAAGGCCAGCGAGCTCTCCGAAAAAATCTGGGAGGCCCGTAACAGTGGGCAAGAAATCTCGCACGAACACCTTCGAGAGTTGGCCGATCACCTACCGGCACTCTCGAAGGAAAAGCTCAAATTTGTTCGTGATACCCTGATGACCTCGTTTGGGAACGCTCGCCGACGTGATGAGATGCTCAAGGCCCTGCAATCCCACATTGCGCGGCGGATCAGTGGGGAACACCAAGAGCCCAAAGAAGAAGAACCCACACCCAAACCCAAGAAAGCCAAAACGAAATCGGATGTCAAGCTCCGCGAGAATGGCACTCCCCACCAACCCGACAAGAACGATGTCTACACGGTCAACCCGTCGCAGATTCATGTTGATCCGAAACGCTTCCAGTACAAGGTATCAGGTATTGGCAAGGATGGGGTGACTGATGAGCTGAAAGGGGTCAAGACGTGGAACCCCGAGCTAGGTGGTGTGCTGTTAGTGTGGCGAGACCCAGCGGACGGGAAGGATTATGTCATCAATGGTCACCATAGGCACGAACTCGCCAGTCGGTTGGGGGCGGGTCAGATCAATGTGCGATACATCGATGCCGCTACTGCTGAAGAAGCCCGTGCCCGAGGGGCACTGGCCAATATCGCAGAAGGACGCGGAACTGCAACGGACGCCGCAAAATACTTACGGGATACGGGGGCAGACATCGAACACCTGCAAAGGGCAGGTGTGTCCCTGTCGGGGCGTGTCGCTGCCGATGCAATGCAGTTACGCGACCTCTCGGATCAGGCCTTTAATCGCATGGTCCAAGGGGCAATCCCTGAGGAAACAGCCGTGGCCGTCGCTCGGCATTTAAAAGATCACGGCCTGCAGGACAAATTGTTTAGCCATCTCGAAAAACGAGCAGAAGAAGGTAAAGACTGGTCGCGTCAACAAATTGAGATGGCCGCCAAAAAAATGGCGAATGCTGGCAAGGTCACCACAACAGAAAATACTCTCTGGGGCGACATCGAAGACGAAAAATCCACCTTCGACCAAGAAGTAGAACTCGAGGCCCATGTCGCAAGGGAATTGGCCAAACGAGCCAATGACTATCAAGCTATCAGTAATCAGAGCCGTGCGGAACGTGTGGCAGATGCGGGGAATCAGATTGCTGTAGAAGAAAATAAACGCCGACTACAGAAAGCCCAGCAAGATGCCGAAAACTTCCATCGGGAGATCCACTTGGTTGGCGAACATAGTCGGATCACAAAACAGTTTGCCGCCGAACTGGCTGCGGCTAAAACAAAGAAGGAGAAAGAGAATGTCAAACAAAGATACCTCGCCGCAATCGACGCACTTCACAACTCAGACCAAACCCAAGCCATTGACACCGGAACAACTGCGGCGAGTGGAGCAGCAACATCGGGAGATGATGCGGCTGCCGGAAGTGGACCCAATCGATCTGACGTCAGATCAGAACTCAGATCGGAAACCGGCACAGAATCAGAAAGAAAAGTAGCGTTCGATGAAGAATTGCCGACGACAAAACCAAAGACGACAAAACCAAAGACGACCCCCGAACCAGAGCGGTATGCCTCACCGCTATCAAATGCACATTCGCGAGAAGAAAAACTCAAGGTATTGAGAGATTACATCGCCCAAGAAGAAGGAATAACGAGCGGCCCGCGAACCCTCACACAAGAATCGTTCACCAGACCTGATATCCCGCTGCCCATTTCGGAGGGCGAATTATCGGATTTGGGGCAGCGGATCAAGGATAAAATCGCTTCCTCTTCTTTCGGTACCCCAACGACCCAACTGTACGAGCAGTTCGGTCAGCCGCTGGGGTTGAGCAAACACGATTTCATGCGTGCATTATGGAAACTGAAACAACAAGGATCATTACGCTTGTCACAATGGTCGGGGATGCCGGACGATATCCCAGACCCAGACCTCGTCATACCCCATAGCAGCAAGCTCATGGCTTATGTTCACGCAGACCTAGGTGAATGAGACTAGGTGAATGAGACTAGGTGAATGAGACTAGGTGAATGTCTGACCTGATGCATCAGTCAAAAACCTAATGCCCACCCAGACCCGTTAATCTCATGGCATGGTGACGATTGACGGCAAACCGTGCGTAGACCCTTCTTCGCTTCTCGAAGCGTGTTCGCTTGCGGATCCTCCTCTCTCGACCGCGTGGTACGGAGAGGCGAATCGGTATTTCAATCCCATCGGTTTAAGTCCCGGTTACGGTAAACTTCTCCTCAAACGCCAAACTCTCGACGAACTCCTCACCGAACCTCATGCTCCGCGAAGGCTTGTCTTTGCCGAAAAGCCCGAACTCGGAAACGAGTATCGAGTTGAGATTCCCAATATCCGTTTGTGTGGCAATCCTATTTGTGTTACACCCGGAAGCATTCGCAATCCCGAGAGTGTGTACCTCGTGGATATCACAGATCGGAGAATCGATTGCGAGGGGTTGACCTCGAAGCGGTACAACTGGCGGGTGGATCCCATTTCTTCGGTGAATACGAACACCCTCAATGGGGGAAGCGAATGGACTTGGACACAATTGATCCAAGACCTTTGGAATAGTGTGAGTGAATTGGGAGATTATCCGGGGCTTCCCGTTGATCCTATCGGACTCTCTACCGACACTCCCACGCAGATTGATTGTCATGCCTTTCGAGCTGCCGATGCTCTCGAAGATGTGTTGACTCTCAATGGACTCGCGGTGAGTTACGATCCCGTTCGCGATAAGTTCAGTATCGTCTATCTCTCGCAATTCGACCAAGCCCTTCGAGCGACCGATGTAGCTCTCCGGAATGCTGGCCTCCGAATCGGTGATGATGATAAGCACGATGGGGGGATTTGCGAGTCTCCCGAGTATGCGCGAGTGTTATTCCCGATTTGGACAGCAGAAGGGGATTCGGCGGATCCCCGACGAGTTTACGCGGTCGATGTGCGACGACCCGATAACACCCTCAATACACGAGTGGGTACGTTTGCACTAATTCAAGACTATCGTCCCTGTCGTTTGAACTCGGCGGGGACAATTCAAGATTTGGCGGGAATGCTGACTCGCGCAAGTGTGGCTGCGAGAGTGTACTTTGATCGATTGTGGACACAAAATCACGCCGATCCCCTCAACACGGTTTATTCGGGTTACCACAAAGACCAACCGTTCTTGAGACACAATTCTCTCGATTGCATTGGCTGGCAAGACTATGGCGAAGGCCCGATGACAATCGTGATGCGTTCAGGCCGACAGGGGGTAAGTCCTCTGTATGCGCTTGGATTAAGCTCCCCTCTGACTTCGGGAAGTATCCTCTCCGATATTACTTCATTCACTCCCGTCCGAGTCCGTGTCCGTGGCGGAAATGCGGGTAATGGTTGGCGTCGGGGTGGAGGACTTCCCCCAACTCCGAGAGAATCCCGAATGGATCGCATGGGAGAACGACCATGAATCCCATCCAAATAGCAGGTGATGCCCACGGGCCCATCCTTCGACGAGCAGGCTCTCTCCGTTGGGGCGAGTGGCAAACATTGGGGTGCAATGGGCACAACCTGATTGCTTCACGATTGTGGCGCATGTGGCGTGATCCTCGCGATGGTCTCACCTCTAACACCGGTGGGGGAGGAAGTGGGGGAAGCGGAGGTTCTGGAGGGTCAGGGGGCAATGGTGGATCAGGTTCGGGGGGAAGTGGCGGATCAGGAAGTGGAGGAACCCCGTGGACTGGTGGCAACGCTTATCCCTACCAAGCTCAAATAGTCGAGCAAGTGTGTCCGATCTATGAAGACGATCCTTCAATTTGGACGACCGATGCTTTCGGTGGCGATGTGAGTGGGACTTACTCGAATCTCTCGGTGATTAGGTTGCAAGGCAGACCGGTAAGTTCAACGGCTCCTTCGACAGGGCAAGCCCTCTTGTGGAACGGAACAAACTGGATACCCGGCAACGTGAGTGGCGTACCTGTTGGGACTGTGGCTGCTTTCCTCAACACAGTGCCGTCGGATTGGTTGGAGCTTGTCGGGGGGACTGCCAACCGCATAACCGATGCGAATTTGTTCGCCTACGTAGGGACTCTTTATGGTGCGGGGGATGGCTCGACGACGTTTGGGATTCCCGATGCTCGGGGCCGAACTTTCATTGGGGCTGGAACTGGACCGGGGCTTACTTTGCGGACTCTCGCTGCAACTTTGGGGGCTGAATCGGTTGCACTTAGCTCGGCAAACAACGGGGCGCACACGCACGGCCCATCGGCTGGATTTACTGGGTTCTGGCTTTGGAATCCGGCAGGACCGACGACGATGGCTGCGGGCGCGAATTGGAATATGCAAGCCGCAGAAAACACAGCAACCGCATCAAGTGGATCGGGGACGCCCCACGAAAACATGCAACCTTCCCTTGTGATTCGGTGGGCAGTTAAACGGTAAAAACTATGGCATATCCTGACACGAATTTGATAATCGAAAGGCTTCTCTTTACGGAAGAGCCGTTGGCTCTGGTTGCTGCCGAGCGATTGGGGCAATACCGATTACTTGCTGCAACTCAGCAACTGAACATTGAAGAGATTCGAGCGGAATGCAATCGATTGCAGGTGATTGCAAATGTAGTTCCTCTACTCGAAAACCGTATCAAGGAACTCGAAGAGGAAAGGGATCGTTTGAAGTTCTGGTGGTTCGACACACTTGCCGAAGAGCTCGCCAAAGGCGAATATGAGACGGCGATTGCCAATGAGGACTCCGTCGCTATATGGGAATTGCTGAGTGCAAAAACGATCCAATCGCAACCCGATCCCATTCCGGTGGATGTGGTCAAGCGAGATTTGAATAACCTTCTGACAAAAGCCTACCTACATCCAACCCTCGACGCTGACACTCGTTCACGGTGGGTAGGGCTTTGCCAAGCTCAGGTTCAAATGCTTGACGGGAAACCAGTGCCTCGTGCCGTCGTCGAAGCCCTCAAGCCTCTCGCAGTTCAAGCGGAATTGATTCTTGCGGATTATCCCGTTGGTCTGGTGACAGAATCTCGACTCGATCAACTCGGCTTGGTGGGTGTCGTGAAAGGCCCCAACGAAATCAAACGAGCTATGGGGTGGTAAATGAGTGCATCAGGAACAGGATCGGGCACACGTCGAAGGATTGCAGGGTTTACCGTGCAGACTCGGCTCGTGAATGTTCTCGTGCCAACAGCAACCCCTCCGGGGAATGCGACGTGTGCGACCAATCCGACGACCTGTTGCCCAAGCGGATCGGGTTCGGGTGGGTCTGGGAGTGGCAGTGGGTCTGGAGTTTCACTCGTTTACATTTCCGGATGTGCTTACGGCTACCCACAAACAATCTATGGCACATGGGGCGGGTTTTCAGGGTCGTGCAGTTGCTTTGTGGGATCGTTCCCGTTAACGTGGAACGGGACGGCGTGGGTGGGAACCTTCACAGGATGCGGAACGGGAAGCCCCAATGGGCCCATCACAGTAACAGTCACTCCGCCAGCAACATCTGCCGGGACTTGGGCATTTGCGATAACAGGAACGAACTATACCTTTATCACAAGTCCCACTTACCCGCTCACTTGTGGGGTTCTTTTCAACACAACCAGTATTACAGTTTCGGGAGCTTGTAGCGGGGCTACGCAACTCGGCGTCACGGTGTAAAATGCAACAATGTAAACACGGCAATTTGCTCCTCAACTCTCCGTATTGGCCTGAAGGTCAGACTCCGTATTGTCGAATATGTTGGCTGACCCAAGCGTGGTCAACCGCGCCTCATTCGGGGGAATGTCGCTATCTCGCTGAATCGCTTCTGGGTTCGGAGAGAGAAAAACTCGGCTTAGATCATTCGAGGGATTGGAAACACTGCGAACACCCGACACAACCACTTGGGCCTGTTGTGTGCCGATGCGCAGGCTGTGGGGTGAATTGTCGAGGGTACGAGGTGGAACCGAGCGAATCGGTTTCTCTCGGCAAGCGACACTTACTCTTTCATGTGATGCCGGTATCGCACAATGGAACGTGGCAACGATGTTTGGCTCAACTCCTTCAACGCATCGACCAATTCGATGGGCAACGCTTAATCGCTGTAGTGACCCGATCCGAATCCACCCCACAGCAACTCGATGCGGTTGAGACTGTTCGGGAATTTGTTCGGGGGCAATGCGAAGTGATACCCGTACTGAACGATCCTTCCTTACGAGAGGTTCGCTCATGGTTAGCTCTTTGGCCGATGCTTCGAGCGAATCCTGACGATGTTGTTTTCTGGGGACATGCCAAGGGTGTAACTAGGCCATTCAACGCAGGTGTAACCGTTCACTCGTGGACTCGAATGCTTTTCGAGACGTTGCTCGAATTCCCTGAACGAGTTGATTCACTTTTGCAACAATATCCCATCGTTGGTTCATTCTGCAAAATCGGGAATGGCTTTCAACCGTCGCAATCTTCTTGGCATTATTCGGGAGGGATGTATTGGCTCAGATGGAAAGAGGCGCAACACTATTGGCAGACCATTGATCGGCATTGGTGGGGAACGGAATCGTGGCCGGGTATTCACTTTGCTGCAAGCCAAGCAGGATGTGTTTTCAAGAGGGGAACGGTTCCCCAACTCGACCTTTACGATCCAAATTACCTGACGACTATTCTTGAGGAATATCAGACATGGAAGCAACAGCAACGATCCCGATGAAGAAAGACCAAGTGAATTGGGACAATAAATTCTCGGTCAATTGGGATCATGCAATGGCAACTCATCGCGTTCCGTTCCGTTGGTGGTCGATCAAGGATTTTTGCCGTCCGCTTCCTGAAATCTCAGATATCGAATGGGAAGCCCAATACGACAACGACATCGAAAAGGGAAAGCAAACCTGCCGAGAATTACCTCCTGCGCTCGAAAGCATCTTTGATCGGTTGCAGTATGGCGCTTTCAAGTTTGTCCACTATTTTGGTGGTATTCTCCACTCTGATCCGACCCGACACGGGGCCGGATTGCATCGCATGAATTCCGGTGGGTGGTTGCAAGTTCATCTTGATTACAACCGACACCCAAAACTTCCTAACTTTGCCCGTCGGTTGAATGCAATCCTCTTCCTCCATCACCGGTGGGAACCCGAATGGGGTGGACGACTACTCCTCTGCAATGCACAGGGCGAAGCTATCCAGAAGATCGATCCTCTTCCCGGTCGGCTCGTGATCTTCGAGACCAGTGATATATCCTTTCATGGCGTTGAAGAAATCTCGAAGGATGCCGAACCCCGAATCTCTCTCGCCACATATTTCCTCGGAGAAGCTCGTCCCGAAGAGACTCGGCTTCGGGCGATGTTCCTCCCAAATCGTAACACCCCTTACGCCCCCAAAGAAGTCCGCTTACCATGATCTGCCGATTCTGCCATTCACAAAACCATTCCTTGCTCTGGGTAGATCGAGATAACGGAAACTGGTATCGCTGCGATCATTGTGGCTCACACAATTCGACACACCCCTATCGAGCCGAGCAGTACGAAACGCTTGATCTTACCCCTGTAGGTCGAAGGGAATCCTTCCAAGCCCCGGCGGATTGGTTTGGTCATTATGCCCACCTTGCACCAACTCGGGATTTTCTCGATGTGGGATTTGGTGACGACATAATGATGTCGGTCATGCAAGAAAAGGGTTGGTCGGTTCATGGCTTTGACGTTCACGAATCTCGGAAGTTAGGCCCCCACACGACGATTCACCCTCACTTTACGAGTGCCCTTTTTAGCAATCACTTCGATGCGGTTTTTTGTTCGCATGTCATTGAGCATGTCGAGCATCCCACCCAATTCCTTGTCGAGCTTCGAGCGGTTTGTCGAGATGGTGGGTTAATCCAACTCCGATGCCCTCGACCACAAGTATTCAATCACGATGCGATCTACGCAAAAGGGCATCTCTGTATCCCATCACTTATAGGGTTGGAGTTGGAATTCTTGCGATTGGGTTTAGAAATCCTTGATCAACGGGCTGACGATAATCAACAAGAATGGTTACTGCGACGACACGGTAAATTGTAATCAGCACAAATTAACAATAAAACTTACCGAAAATCTAACACTACCCCTTGCGCCCGCGCAGGTCAAGCGCTATGTTAATACCAACACTAATGAGAGGGGTGGAGGATACTTCGCTATCGGTATCCTCCACCCGAGAGATCCTTTACTAACTACATATCCTTGGAGCGCCAAGCGAGAGAATTGGAACTAAGGCAGGATCAGGAAGCCAAAGACGTTTGGCGGAATGATCTTGAATACATCGTCAAGAACCGAATCGATACGGCTTGACAACAAAACAGCAGGAGGGAGTCAGTAGCTTCGGTTACTGGCTCCCTTTCTCATTTGATGGGGTGATTTTTTTGCTTGCCCGCAGATGTGATTAGAGTTGCTGACGTTCCTTTCAATGGGGATCGAAGGCCGTCACCCCTTCGATCCCCTACACGAATTCCCCCGTGCATTTCCATTATACGTCATGGCGTGTAAAAAATGAACTGTTTTGGTTGTGGCGCTCGAAATTTCGATGCCGGAAATCACTATAAAGAACTCGGCTTATGTCTCTGGTGTGAACAAGACTCCATTATTCTTGCACGCCGAATTGATGATATTCAATTCGAGAAAGAAAATCCTCCTTTTACGTGTGCTCATTGTGGCGAGTTAAGTCATTTTCGTGGTCGTCAATTCTCTTTCTTTGGCATGTGTGATACCTGTCGTGATGATGTTGGCATTGTGTGCAACGAACTGCGATTGCGAAGATTGAAATGCCGACCGGCTCAACCAACTCATTACCCACCGGGAAGTGCTGGCAAAATCCTTGTGATGCAAGAACGCTACGAGCAAGGTCAGGAACTCTTTGCCGATGGCGATGCCGATATGTCTGGAGCGGTTGCAAGCACAGATCCCGAACTTCCGGAATCTCAACTCTATGTGGTCACTCCACGAGAAGATGACTCGTGGGCATTGGATGAGGATTTGAACGCGGCGAGAGTGGGCATCGAGCGGGACAAGAATCGCCGCTATCGAGCAAGGCCGTATTGGTGTGGCCGAAAGCATAACCTCGGGAGCTTCTTGACAGAGCAAGAGGCAGCGACGGCTATCGTAGGTTTTTGGTTAAATCACTTCGGATTGTTTTGGCGACACCGTCACTCGGCTCCTTTGTGGGTCGGGGATCGGATGGTCGGCGGGGCTCGCAAAGAAAGACGTGTTCCACGTAAACGAAAACCCAATCCCGATCAGCAATACATCTGGAATTAACGATGCCCTCGAAGTCTGTTAATTTCGGGGCATGCGATCCATCCTTCTGCTTTTGATTATCTCGCATTGTGCATGGGGCCAAGTCGGTTCGGACACGCTTCCGAAACCTCGACCTGTTGGATCCCCAAAGGCACTTATCCGTGAAGAGGATTCCCTCGGTGGGCCCACATTGATCTTGGCTGGCGAAGTCAGAATCAACGTCGGTGAATTCGGATTCGTGAAAGCCAACACGACTGGGAAGATCGTTCGCTGGAAAGCCGTCGATGCTGGGTTATCCGTGATTCCTTCGGAGTTACTTCGGGACACCAAAACGGCGGTAGTGATTGCCAACAAACCCGGACGGTATCGCCTTCATGCTGTGACCGCAGAAGGAGATATTCCCTCGGCGATTATGGAAGTCGTTATCGTCGTGGGTGACGTTGTCCCGCCCGGCCCCGATCCGAAGCCACCGGAACCAGTTCCCGACGATCCGTTGACGAGCAAACTTAAAAAGGCTTTCGACTCCGACCGATCCCTTGCGGATTCCGCCAAGCATCTCGCCACGCTTGCAGGGTTCTACGAAGCGATGGCAAACCATACCAAGGGCACAAGCGCGAAGACCGTAGGGGAATTGCTCGCCGATTATCGGGCTGCTATCCCCACCGTGTTACCCGACGGTTCCATCCCTGCACTGCGAAGGGCTTGCGGGGAAGAGATTGCCTTACTTGTTGGAGATGATCCCGAAGCCCTACTCGATCCGACCTTGCGCCCGAAACTCGTTGACCTGTTTACCCGTATTCAAACTTCGTTGAAGAAAATCAAATGAGCACCCCAGACGTACCTACACCCACACCCGACCCGAAGCCGGAGAATCTTTCTCGTTGGGCTCCGATTTTTGCTTACCTTGTGCGATTGCTTCCCTTGAACTGGAAGGCAATCATCTGGTGGTTAGTGGCCTCGGTGGGTATCACCAGTTGGAATTGCATCACGAAAAAACAAGGTGACGATGCAATCCCTATTCCACCGGCTCCGATTCCCGAGTGGCCTACGGGTTGGATTGCACCGACGGAGGAAGACCTGAAGCTCGTAAGTCAGATTCTGCCTCATCCCTACTTTGCCGATACCGAAGCAGGGAAGACCGATCTTGCCAAAGACTTCGAGAAGGGCGATGTGTTGCTCTATCGGCTCGCTGCGAAAGGGCGTGGGGTGAAAGTTTGGCCCACGCTCGATCAAGGCCCGTTGGGTTCTTGTGTGGCCTTTGGTGGGGCAGGGGCTATCGAGACCTTAATTGCTCTTCTCGTGGCTCTCAAAAAATCCACGTTCGATCCACAGATTCAAATCTCGACTGAGGTTCTCTATGGTGGCTCTCGGATTCAAGTGGGTAAAAAGAAAGTCGATCCTCGCGCTCCCTTCCCAAAAGAAGGGTCGACGGGATCGTGGCTTGCAATCTGGCTTTCGACAGGGGGAGCTGTGGCTCGTGGGAAGTACGGCGAATATGACCTGAGCAAGTATGACGTGGAGCTATGCCGACGTTGGGGAGATCAGGGTGTTCCCAAAGAGATTCAAGAGATCGCCAAGAAGAACCTCATCACTTGCACGAAGGTTGCCAATGCCGATGAAGCCGAAAAAGCAATTCGACAGGGCTACCCCATGTTCGTGTGTTCTGATGTGGGGTTTGGCCCACTCCAAGGGAAATCCATTCGGGATTCGGAAGGGTATCTTCGACCTCAAGGAAGTTGGGGGCATTGCATGTACATCTCGGGATACCGAGAGAACCCTCGACCGGCGTTCTTGATCGTGAACTCGTGGATTGCAACAGGCTCGCAATCGTGGGTAGGTGGGCCCAAAGGAGCTCAGTATCCCGATATTCCCGATGGGGGATTCTGGGCCGAACGATCCGTTGTCGATGGCATGCTCCGACAAAACGACTCTTACGCTGTTTCCGATGTGAAGGGTTTTCCTCGCAAGAAACTTCGCGTAGAAGACTGGATCGTAGTTGCGCCTACCCCGCCTGTGCGCAATGCTGAACTCGAACCAAACTCCAAGATCGCTACTGCACAAAGGAACGTGCCATGCGATTCTGGCTTTTCTTGCTGTCCGCTCTCTCCACGGGATGTTGTTTCTCGGAATCCCATCGACATCAACACTTTCCGGCTCCGTCGGTTCTCAATCCGACCTATCCAATCAACGACGACAAGCCTGTTCTAAGACCAGTTCCCGAATTGCCCACGAAACCGGCTCCTCCAAGATCGATTCCTTCGAGTGCTCCCCTCTTGCTTCCGCAGACCATTGGTGATGACGATCCCCCTCGCCCGTATGGGGGGATTAAAGTCAATGGGCAATGAAAGACGTTTGCCAACTCTTGCTCGTGATGTTGCTCCTGCTTTGTTGTGCGGGTTGCTGTGGGTGGGGTGACAAATGGCTCTACGTGTTCATTCGACCCTTTCAGGGGAAGTGAGGTTCAAGTGAGTTTGGTTGCTAAAATCTGTGCCCTTCCCCCCGATATCCTTCGGGAGATATTTGTGGGGACTGTGTTTGCCTCGTTGCTTTGGGGGTGCGATCCTGCCAAGACTCGCGGACAGGATGCAACCATTAAATCGGCTCTGGCCTTGGCTGAAGCCCAGCGAGAACGAGAAGCCCTGACTAAGGCTCGACAAGAGAATCCCTGTCTTGACGACAAGGTGAAGTCTGTGGAGCTTGCGAAGAAAACAGGTCGAATGCTCGTGTGGTGGGTGGGAATGGATTGCTGCGAATTACCCGCCTTGCGGGTGGGCTTACAGGATGCGATCCATTGTCACTGCGACGATGTGAAAGGAGATAAGACTCCGAGGGTGATCGTGTTTGACCCGACGGACTTCTCAATCGCGAAGCGTTGGACGAAGCCTGCCATCAAGGGAAAAGAGACTGCCGACGAAATGAAGCAGTGGTGGGGTGACAAGAAGAAAGTTGGGGCTGCCGAGATGGAGAAAGTTTCTCGACGAGTAGCACCCAGTTCTCCGTATCGAGGGCCTGCTAGAGACGATCTGGATCGTGAACCATCAGGGCCAGCAATGATTCCCTTTCGTGGAACGGGTGAACCGATACCGGGATTTCCCTTCGAGGATCGTTCAAGCATTCCAAGACAGTTCATTCCACAACAGACTTACCGACCGGTTGTGATACCGTCTTTCGGTGGGCCTGATTGCCCAACTTGAAGGTAGTTTTATCCCATCCGTGCGATGGGTTGGACAACAAGAAACATGATGCTCAACGCAAGGTCTTGGAGGGAGAGTTGAAGGCAATTGGCAACAAAAAGATCTGCCCGATTAGCTCCGCTACACTGCGGCATTCACAATTACTCAGGAGATTCCGAACATGGCTGCTATTGCTGAACTCAAATCCAAAATTGAATTCTGGTTTGATCGACTCGAAGTGCGGGTCAAGCCGATACTCTTCTTCAACGGCTACTACTTCAAGGCACTACGAACCTTCGCGCTGACCAACCTCGATTCGGTGAAAGCCCAGATCGAGGACTTTTTCAACCGAGGCGACTACGCGGGTCTTGTGGAGTTCCTGCGAGTGTGGGCCAACGGGAACCTTCCGGTCTCGTGGATCATGCGACCCTTTGCCAAGATGTTCTTGAATGCTCTGGCGGAATGGGCTATCGCTAATCAAAACCAACTCCGTGATGCGATTGGGATGAACCGATGAAAATCAACGGCAAAAAGGTCAACTGGGACGAAGAGTACCAACGTCTTGCCGAGAAGCTCGACGAAGAGAAACGATCCTCTATCGGCTGTCTCGGATCGGCCTTTTTGCTGGCTGTCGGTTGTGTGATTGGCATTTTCTGGCGAGAAGTGTTTCGCTTTCTTTTCGGATAGTCACACCCCACCTTTGAGCAAGTTCCCGCACGGGATCGACACAATTTCCGAACCGACTTGAACGAGATGATTTCTTGGCTTACCAGTACTCACACCCACAATCACTCCTCGTTTACCGTGATAGGGCATCGGGTGGCGTTCCTAAGCAATGTATTCTGACACGGATCATATGTTCCGGTGACTGTTTTTGTCGGTATCGCCACTTATATCTTGGATTCCCATCATCAACACCAATCCAGTCCGCAAGGGTGTCGCGTATACTTTTGAAAGCATAAGCCAAATTGTCATCGTCAAATTTCTGAGGGCCAAATCGTGTAAAGATCACAACGCATGGCATCGTCACAATTCGGGGGAGCTTATCTAACACATCTTGCATCATTTTTTTGATTGCCGTCTTCCGTCGTATAAAAGCCTGTAACTGGCCGCCGATATTCGCTTCGCTGCGAATTCTGATCGGAGCATCAAACTCAAGAGTAAACCCATCCCTGCAATCATTAGGTTTTGGCTTTGCGGCTTTCTTTTTTCGTCGCTCTTGTGCATCTGCAAAAGACGGCAAATCCACTCCGTAAAACTCCGGCTTTTTGAGTGGCTCTGCAATTAACGGCGTTGAATTAAAGTAACCATGCAAAGGAGCGGGCCTTGCGATTTCCGTTGAACCAAATCCTTTTGCTTCGAGTTGCCGTTTGGCATCAGCACTTAGTAAATCACGGACTTCGGAGTATTTCACATTCCCATTTTCGACCCACTTTATCAACTGTTCGTCGTTAGGATTGAGACCCATAACTCACCTCATGCTTTCGGTGTTCGATGCTCGCTTTCCGTTCTAACCACAACCCGCCAATCATCGTAATTGCCCGTATGTCCATTGCTTTCGAGGATTTCAGCCAGCCCCGAATCTGAGATAATCCCCGTGTGCGTAGTCCCTTGACAGTACCAACCTGACACTCCACGGACAAGTGGCTTCCGACATTCAGGGCAGAGCCAACCTCGATTCACACAAACGCTGTGTTCGTCGATGGGGCAGAGTTTCTTTTTTGCCATTAGGACTCCAATAGTTTGGGGTTTGCTTCGATTAGAGGACTGCCTCTTTGACCTTCGACTTTTCGGTAACGGAGCCAATTTAATTTTCTCAGAAGCTCAATCGGATCGATTAAATCCTCTGGCTTAGTTATTAACGAGTTGTGTCGAATCGAATCATAAAGTTCAGCCCTTTTGAAGAGGGGCCTGTTTCTTTCCTTAATCCACTCTAATATCCGTGTGGCCAATGCAATTCGTTTGTCTGTCTTCGCAACTCGATAAACCCGATGTGCCATACCTGCAAAATACTGACAGAGCCTCAGTGATTTCTCGATATCTACAGCATCGATATTTTGCCCCGAACGAACACCTTCGCACGCATCATCTAATAATCGCATTGAAAGTGAAAGCCGAATGCCAACACCTTCCATTTTCCCAATAGCCGAGATGTAATCGGAGTGAGCGGAGTTGTTGTTAATTTCATCGGCGATCCACTGAGTGGCCCCAGTCCATGCCTTTCTTGCACTGTCTGAAAAAGAATAGATATTTGGATAGAGAGTTTTATTTCCATCTCGATCTTCTTCGGTGATAAGGTTCAGTTCAAGCAATCGGCTTATCGCAAGATTCCACTTTCCGCGTATCTCAAAAGGGACAGACCTCCATTCTTCGGGCTTGCGTTTGATCGGATCGGGATAGCACCAGAGGAAACGTGCAGAGAGCCCATCTTTGTCTTGGAGGATCGCAGGCACTTTATCGGGTTGGATTCCACCGAGAATCGATAAGCAAGTGTTGGGAATCCGGATTGTCTTTGACCCATAGATGACGTCGATTGAAGAACCATCGTACAGCTCAAGGTAAACAGCACGATCATCTCCACGACCACCTTTTTTGAACTGGTTCATCCCCTCGAACCAACCCGATAATTCGCTCCGGTTATAGAGCAGGCCACGACGTTGCCGACGAAAAAATTCGTGTAATCCTGCAATAGTAGCGGTACTCGCTACCAGAGCGCCTTCATCGTGTTCGTAGATTGGGAACTGAACTTCATCCCCCTCTTCGCATTCGACGGACTGATTGCGACGACGCTTCCGCAAATCGTCTCGCTGTTTGGCGAGCTTGGCCCGAGCTTTCGATATCTCAAAGTAAGGCGAGCGAATATCGACCATCGGTGGAGTTTTCTTTTGGGAAGAATCCCCGACCAAGGCAATCCAAAGATTCGCTTGCTCAAACCAATTATCCTTGACGTGAACCTTGCAAGTTGCCCCAATCGAGGCAGCAATTATCCCAAGGCAGGAGCATGCACAATAATCCAGCGAACACCCGATAGAATCTGCCGACCTGAGAATGTACTCTTGGATCGACTGGGGAAACACGTCCAGCGGAAAGATAGGAGCCTTTTCGGTTTCGCTTTTCAGTTCGACCGGTTCTTGCCACTCCAAATCAGGTGGAGTGAGTACTGGCGTTTTTAGTGAAGTTGTCTCGGCATTCGGGAAGGGCAAGGTCACAGGATCAGCGTCACCATTCGCTTTGGTGTTGGCCTTCTGTTGCTTTTCTCGCTGCTGCTTGGCTTTGCTTTCTTGGATTCTACGTTCCATGTTCATAGCTAAAATTCCCCGCGAAAACGAGAAAAAGCTATGTAACAGTTTTCTAGCTTATCTTCTAGTTCACTAATATCTTGAGATAGCTCATCGAGACGGGCATCCCGTTTGGCGAGCGAATCGACTAAATCGGCAATTTCTGCATTGTGTCGCTTGCGTTCTTCCATAAACGCACTGCGGACAGGTTGGAGCAAATGAGCAACAATCTCTTTCACGAGGATCGTGAGAGAATCAGCTTCAACGACAGGGGTTTTAACAACAGCTTTTGGTGCTTTGGCAGGGCCTATCTGCTGGCTAGGTGCGGGGTATTCAACCTCGGCACTTTCTCCGAGTGGAAGCGGGACAAGCTCATACTCATCGTAACTCGCTTTGAAATTTGGGCTCGTGGCCCAAATGTTAGAAGGATGCCAATCCGCACGGGCCACCGGATAGCTCGGAGCTTCCTTGGAGGGTCGGAATAGGTCTTTGAATCGAAGTCCTTCCTTCGAGCCGATGTCGGTAGGTGGGGTATTGGCATCCATGTCCAGTCCTAAAAAAGGTGCTTTCTTTCGTCCCATTTTCCACTTCTTTTTCATGGGTGTGAACTATCTCACACAGCGCCACGTGGGGAATCGAACCCGTTTTTCCGTTTGGTCAACCGAGAAGGTGTTTCCGCCGAAACACCTTCTCGAACCAATCGGGTTACACCAGTAACTCCGTGGCAATTCTTTCGAGAATTTCGAGCGACAAACAAAACTGTCGCTCGAAATTAGGCATCCATCCTGTAATGCTGCTCCCAGTACCGTTTGACACATCCCCAGAACTCTTCCCCCTTTTCGAGGATTAGGGCTTGGAGCTCGGGGTCGGGTCTCATTTCGACAATGGCGAGTTGTTGCTCGGTAGAGAATCGTTTGTTGTCGGTGAAGCTCACATACCACAGTAAATCACTTCCCGTTGTAAGTAGCTGGTACTGGCATTGAGTCTGGTAGTAGCTCGGCACTAGACCTGCGAGCGCCACCGAGTGCATTTCCCAGTTGGGACATTTGATTTCGAGTATCTCACCCGACGTCTTGTTATAACCGTCGAGAGATACCCGCATCCAATCACACTCGTCGTGCTGCACACAAACGGGGGTGTAGGCTTCCCCTTTAAGTTTCTCGAACTGATGTCGAGCTTCGGGTTCCATGCGTGAACCCCGTCGCATCGAATAGTTAGCGAGAACCACATCATTCTTGCGAGAGGTTTTCAATGCGAAGACCACATCGGCCCGTGAATCCGTGAAAGGCCATTTATCACCGAGGACGATAGCCCCGATGTCGGAGCCACCAAGACCTTCGGATCGCCACTTGTGCCACTGGGGAGTCCCTTGTTCGAGTTGCAGGAGTTTCATTTTTGTTCCTCGATCTTTGCCTTCGATAGTGAGTAATTCTTCGTAGTAATGCCCCAACGTGATGATGATTGCATCACACATTGTGAGTTGGCGTTTTTCGGTAGCGGGTTCCAGAGTTGTCATTTTTGGGCCTCTTGCAAGAACTTCTGAAGCTCTGCTTCCGGGGTGTCTCCAAGCTGAGCAAGCAAGAACAATCTTTCGCGGGTCTCCTCGGCATCAAGGAACACTTGGCGAGCTTCGCGATACATCACGATTAGCTCGGTGTTTTCTTGCAGGAACTCGCAATGATCAACGGCCATCGTGAATGTCACGCCTTCAAGTTCGACTGGTTCTCCGCCTTCATAATCAACGCAAACTTTGATGATCTCGTCACTCAACTGAATTCCATCAGACTCGGACTCGTAGCAAGCAGTCCCGACGATACTATCCCCACACTTGCGGTGACTACTCGGCGGAAGAAGCCACTCACGCCAGTGGGTCGGTTGGTAGTTGTTGCACACTGTCCCATCAATGAAAAACCATACCCCTGAGTCCCATTGCAAGGGAATCTCACGATCTCCCCAGATGGGAACGTCGATCTTGGTTCGCACGAATTGACCGTTCTTTGGTGGATTCGATTTGCAGTTAAACCATACTTGCTTCATGCTGGGTACTCCTTTGAAGCCCGCTTGTCGGAATCGAACCGACTCAGAATTTCCGGGGGATATTCTGTTCCGTCCCATGCCACAAAACCCCCATCGGAAAATGGCATCAGACTAGCGGACATAATTAACGGGCGATTCGAACCGATGTTTTGTTTGGCCCACATCTCTGCATCTGCAAGCGTGCGAAAGAGCATCAGTGGCTCGCTTGCTGCGCCTTTGACTCGGCAAAATTCGAGAGCTTGTTTACTTCCTGCAACAGCAATGCAATCTCGACTCCCGACAGATGCACGATCTTGGTTTCGTTGGTGATAACCCGATTCAGTTTCCCTTTGGCAAACTCACGAATATCGGGCCACGTCATGTTCTTCTTGTGGGCAGCTTCGAGGAGCTCCTGAGCGATAGTGCCTAGACTCGCTTCCAGATCGCGACTTCCACTCGAAGCGGGTTCGGAATCGTCAATCGGATCGTTTTCCCACGGCTCCATTGGAACCGATCCTTTCTGCAACTCCGAAGGCGTTGTCGTGGTCTCGCTTGCCGATGGGGTCGGTGTGGGATTGGGGCTTGGTGTGGGCGTAACGGGTGAGCCACCATCTCCACCCTTACCGGTGTTTGGTGGATTCTTGCGGAAAGACTCCAAGACCTCGGTTGCTTGGTCTTGTGTTAAGTCCTTGTGGCTTGTGATGTGGTTGCCGTATTTAGCTTTCAACCGAGTTACGAAAGTCTCGAACTTGATCTTCCGGGAGCTGCACTCCGTCTCGATTTCTTGCCACAATGTGTTCTTGGGTTCTCCGCCAATATGCCCCTTCTTTTTCGCAACTGCGAGAGTTTGCTCAAAAGTTCGCCACCCTTGTTCGGGACTGTTTCCGCATCGGATAACATCAGGCAAACCGTAGCGATTACCAGCCACACACGAGAGACTACCCGTTGTCCGAATGATTCGATCGCCCGTGCGAACCTTCTTCTCGTCGGTGAATTCCATCTCGAAGTCGCCGTGCATGATCACGTCGGCCCACTTATGGGTCAATGTCCAGAGCTTCTCGATCCCCTCGGGCCGGAACTGATCGTAGTCATCCCCTTCGGGATTGTTGACCGACTTGATCTTCGTGTGGGCCAACAGGATTATGTTCATCCCTCGGCGAGTCCGACATTCATCGAGCATTGCCAGCAATCGGACCCACTCCACCGAGGTTGCAAGGTCACCTTTCCCAAACTGACCATACTTGGCGACCTTACCCTCAAAGTCTTTCCGGAGGATGTGTTGGAATGCCAATCGCTCGGCCCCATTCGCCGTGTCAATCACCAGAGTTTCGTAGGAATGATCTTCCTTGAGAAGTGCATTCACACAATCGATCAACTGCATCCAAGTCTTGCAGTCATCTGGGAAGTGAGCCGTTTCGGGGATCCGACCTGCTTCGAGAAGCGAGAGCAATCCTGTCTCACCCTCGGTCATGATGAAGATGGGGTTCTTGGCAAACGCGGCTTGCGAAGTCTTACCGAACTTCTCACGAGCATAGAAATATACCCGATAGGGCATCGGTTTGGCCTTCGTTGCAACTTTGGACATCAGCGACATAACAACTCCTTAAAGGAATCACACACTCACAAACACACATAAAAGCTGACCTGTCGAGGACTCGAACCTCGTGAAGCCCTGAGAGTCACCACCTCGGAGAAAACAGAATAACTCTCACTCGCTCAGGTCTTGTTCACTCACCAATCCCGCCATCACACAGAATCTCAGCAAGAGACTTTGTGCGGGGGCTTAACTCGCTCGGATCGACCGTCTTCACGGAAGTCGTAAAAAGCAGACTTTCGGAAGGATCGTTTTTCTTTGGAACGAACATTCGAATCAAGATTCCCTTCGCCACCGTCGTCACCACCTCGGCAGGGCCTCGTTGTTTGGTCTTGTCCTCGGGTTGATACCACACAGCACTCCCAGACTTGAAAGTCTGCGAGAGACTCCCATTCGCTTCGGGTTTCGTTTCGGCTTCCACTGTCGCCACCATCGCCAATCCTCCTCTTGGTTGATTCAGTTCTCTCAGGTGGAATCGCACCACCACAACGCATCCTGCGAAGTTCTCGGTTTTGGGTTGCTATCTGCTATCGATCCCATCCCAATGGCAGTCATTGCCACGACCAAAGGTCTTTCCGTGAGAGATTGAGGGTTGCTCTCTACCCCAAAGTCTCTTCGTTTCGTCGAAGTTCCACGTCGCATCATGCGATTCGTGCACTGTCTCCTATAGCTGCATCAAGCCGGAATCGAACCGACGTGAGAGTCACTCGCTGTTCTGACACTCACCACCTTGGATTGATGCGACAACTGGATGGGGTGAACCAAACCCCAAGATCGGAGTGAGAACCCACCCAGTCGTATTCCGTCATGTTTCGTTGTTACTGGGCCGGTTCCCGAACCTGCCCATCTGGTGATGCAAGATCACCATCACTACCCTTGTCGATGATCTTGGCACATCGCGAAGCCGAATTCCAGAGCTTACTTGCACAGCCCGTGAACCAGAGCTTCGTATTCTTTCGGGGTGTCTTTTTTCCACGAGATAGTCGGGATCAAAGCAGGAAGAACCGAAATAGCGTCTTTGCAAACCGTGTTGTAAGCAGCTTGCGTGAGCTTCTCTTGTCCAATCTTGTTAGCCTGATCGAGGAAAGCAGACTTGAGCCTCTCGGCCTCATCAGGGGTAATCTCGACCGTCACAAACTGAAGGTTTGTTGGCGGCACATCGACGAACGTCGGTTGATCCGACACAGTGTTCGTTGAAGTCGGTACGCTCTCTGGGGCTTGAATTTCTTTAGCCATATTTCGCTCCTTAAAAGCGGTGTTGGATCAATCAGATGTCCTGATTGATGATGTTGCAGTTTGTTGATTGAGGTCGGGCAGAGTGAAGACTAGGAAGTCATTTTCATGGGGGTTCTCCTTGAAGTATTTGGTGGTAAGGGTAAGATACCAGAATTGAAACTTGTGTCAAGTTTCAAATAGCAAGATTTTATTATCATTTCATTTTGATAATTGAATCTTGCTATTTGATTCATATTGTACAATTTACAGATAGCAGGATTTGAGGGAATCGCGTGGAGAATACAGAGAAAGGAAACTCGGGCACTGTTCGCCTCGATAGCGACTTGATGCGAATGCTTCGGCTCATTTGTAATGATCGAGGCATTTCGATGGCCGAATATATTACGCCCATCGTTGAAGAGACGGTGAAGGCGAACTACAAGGCGACCCTTGACAAGTTGATCGAAGAGCGTGACCAGTTGGGCAGTAGTAGCTCCGACGAGGACGATGAACCGGAACCCGCCCCGAAACCCAAGAAGGGCAAGAAGGGCAAGAAGGGTTAGTCGTTGCGGTTCGGTCGTTTCTTGCGTTTGAGCCATTTCTTCACTGCGCCTTGTTCGTGTTTTTCTTGTTCTTGTGCTCGCCTTGATGCGAAGACAATCTCCTCTTTGTGGGCCCGTTCTACTTCTTCCGCTTGCTGAGCTGCTTGGGCATCGTACTCAGCGAGTTCCAACCCTTCGAGCTTCCGATAGCCCAGTTCGTGGGCCACTTGGAGGATCACTTGGGTTAGCTCAATATTCGTGGGGAATCTCCTGCCTTTTGCTTTCAGACTCTCGATATACTCTTGGATCGCCTTGAGGTATACTGATTCATCGTCGGTGTAAACCTTCGTCTCTTGGTAGGCTGTCGGCCCCTTGTATCCTGTTGACATCGTTGTCTCCTTTGGCTTGATTTTCGCAAGCCTTGCGGGAAACTACCGTCGTTTGGGCTTCAACCCGTTCACCCTGTCGAGTACACGTTGGGTCTTCGTTTTACCCGTATCTGACTTCGGTTCGGGTTCTTTCGGCCTGCCGAAAGCTTGTGATATTCTCGCGGCACTTTGTCCTGCTTGGAATCGTAGGACTGCTTGTTTGCTCGTTGACCACTGCTGACCGTTTCGTTTTGCTTGTTGAGGTACTATATCGGCCAAAAATAGTTTCGTCAACAATAATTACATTAAAAAACATAATTGAAAAAATTGTCTTTGTGTGTATAATTCTGTATTGCGTGGTGTGTCTAATGGGCGAAAAGTTACAGGGAGGCAAATATGATTGAACTCATGGGAAAAAAGAAGCCAGTTGGAAGACCAACAAAAGGCGATCAAGCTGCTGTTCATATTGCTTCTCGGGTGCATCCTGATATTGAGGCTGCAATCGCGGGGGTTGCGGAAGCGAATCGCCGGTCGAAATCGACGGAGATCGAAATTGCTATCGAAGAAAGGTTACTTCGACACGAAGCAGTGCTTCGAGAGCTTGGGCTTTGGACAGAAGCCCTTGAAAGGCTCAAGCCAAAACCACCTTCACCACAGTAACTTCCTGCCCCACCCAACCCATTATCTTCGGTGAATGCCAAGCATTCTTCCGGGTAACGGCGTTATCTGCACCTACAACGGGTTTACCTTCGACCCTGCGTGGACAGAGACGCTTACGTGCGATATTTCCCCCAAACTCGACCGCGCCGGTCGAACGGTCAGCCACAACCAGTATGCGATCCGCCTTCGCACAGTTATTACTTCCTCCCACCCGACAACAACCGATGCGCTCGTTCAAGATGCGATCCAAAGACTTACCACACCGGGCCAAGACTTCTTCTTCCAAGATCGCGGATTCGGCACGCTCTCTGTGAATGTGGCAGGGACTCGAAGGAAGGATGTGAAGTGGGGGCCAAAACCAAAGCTCGTGAGCCTCAAGCACATTGGGGATAAATACGCCCAAGAGCTCATCTGGCAGGTTGAGGTTGCAACGGTTGATTGCAATGCAGCACGATACCAGAACACTCCCATTGAGTTCAATTACGAGGTCATCTACAGTCACGATGAGAATCGGAACACTACCCGTAAAGTGAACGGCACTTTAACAATTGCCCAAACCCGCCAAGCCGGTGGACGGCAAGTCTTCACGAGTGCTGATGAGTGGCGAGAGAAGATCACCCCTGCCCTGATTGAGGGGTTCAGGAGGGGCCCCGAGTCTTGGAATCTATCCGAGGATAGAGCGACGATTAAGTTTGATGTGACTGATACCCAGATGGGGCGGTTCTACCCACCTCCGGGGGTCATTTCAGTTAAGGCATCGCGGAGTTGGGATAATAAAGAGAACATGAACTTTATTGCTTGGCATGGCCGAATTAATGCCGAGTACACTCTCGCAAGGGATGCCGACAATCGGATTGCGTTCCAGCATTTTCGATCTATGTGTGAGACCTACCTCAAAACAGCCGAAGATCAATTGATTGCTGCGGACATGGTTGATGTTGAGGGTAAGCAAAAAGAGAAAAACAAGGTAATAAAAGATATTGCAAGAGTTGCTGGCTTTATCTGGAATCCCGGACTGGCTATCCTTGCTGGGATACAGAAGGATTTTGGTAAAAAACCTGCACAACTACCGATTTCCTTTTCCGCAAGCGAACCGGAGATTTACGGGCCAAACGTCATTGCTCGTTTTTCGCTTACCGTCCTTCAAGTTGGCTTTCTCCCCGTTTTCCTAACCGCAGGACTTTGGTCACCTGTCCCTCAATCGAACTGGAAGCTCTGGGCTCAGAGTATGGCCTTTGGTCCTCGTGCCAGTGGAGGTCTCGCATTCAACCCTCTCGACGATGCGATTATTGATGCGTGCCGAGGGGAACCTTCGAGTCTCAAGTTCCAATCTTCAAAACCCATCCCCATTACCATCCTTGGGGGGTCGAACCCTGTTGGCACAATAAGTCCTGAATCCTCATGGATGGACTACGAAAATAGCATCCGTTACGAGCAAGGCGGCGATGTGGTGTTCCACAATCCCCTCTCCGAGGAGAAGTTCGCCCAGAACCCTGTTCTTCGTGGCATGGCAGGCCCCCTGAATATCGGTGGCGGAAGGTTCGGCAAAGTCTCCGAGGAGGTTTCCCTCTCGTCCTACGGGAATGCCCTCAAAGCCAAATCGACAATCTATCGTCGCACAGCTCCGACTCGAAGAGTGGTTATGACGGGCCGAGCCGTTCGAGCCGGTTGGCCTGCCTATCCTCCTGAGCTGGTCAGTGTCGGAGGAATCCCTGCGACCTGTATCGGTGGGCCTATTGAGACGAAGGTGGTAGGACATGTGGGTGTGCCGATCTATGCGTGCCGATGGCGACTCACTTATATCTTGCCCGAAACACCACGGAGTATTGAAGCTCCGAGCGACCCTAATTTCGGGATGAGTAACAACGGTTTATTAGGTGGATCATAACTATGCTGTTAAGTGCGAACAAAGGGATGATGATTCTGGGAATCGAATACGATGGAGATGAGGACAACCCGACTCCAAAGGTCATCAAGCGAAAGTTTGATGTCCTCGAAACAAGTGACAAACTTCGAGAGATTCACGAGAGTTTCGAGGGGGCCCCCAGTGGTCACTTCGAGGCCGAAGTCGTGAAGCTCATGGTCGCGATTGGTTATCCCGAACCAATTCCCCTGTTCACGGCCAGCGAGTTTGCCAAAGCTGTCTGGGATCGGGCAACTCAACTAAAAAAATGGTTGTGGGAGACCCCCACCTCCGCAGGGTCTCCCGCCTCACCCGTTTCTTCGGATTCGATGGACGAGACCTATCCCCGTTTGATGCACGACAATGGGAATGGTTGATGGACTACGCCTACGCCGACGAGCTCAAACGCGAGCGATCCGGCGAGCTTTCACCCGATGGATGGAAGTGGGTCGAGACGATTCTCACGGGTGATCCGAAGATGGGTGAGGTTGCAAAGGCAAAAGCAATTCTCGAGAAGATCAAGGCACAGAGGGGGATTGAAGGGTAGGGTCACACCCCATCAAACACCCCCAATCCCATTCGCCCATCCCCTAACCGAGGTGCTTCCCCACGTGCTCCGGGCCAATCCGCCATCTTCGCTGAGTTGTCCCAAATCTCTTTGAATATCTCTTTGCCATCTTTCTTGTTGCGTCCCGTAATCGCATCGGCAATCCGTTCGGGTAACTCTTCAAACATTCTCTCGACGATCTTATCCCATCGACCCGTAACGAAGTCGCTCATATTGCTGAGTGCTGCTCCAATGAGCTCACCCGTCACTTGCAGGACTTCTAGCACCCCTGTCTTCTCCACCAACGTCAACAGGGTATTGAGAATCCGAGCCACTCCATCCTTGATGGGTGTAAAGGCATCCTGAATACCCGTCTCGAATCTCGACTTGGTATCGATCAGATTCCCGACATTCTCGCCAGTTCGATTCGCTTCCCGAAGGTCAGCCATGAGTTTCCGTTGATCGGCCTGAGCAGAAGCAAGAGCCAGATTCGCATCAAGGTTTTTGAGCTCCTTCCCCCGAGCTACCAACGCTTCCGTCGCATCATCGAGCGCACCCACTACTTTCTTCACACCCGGCGGCAGAGGTGCAAAAGAATCGACTAACCCTCGCCAGTCGTTCTTGGCGAGCATCCCTACACCCTGAGCTGCCTTCTCACTCCAATTCCCGAGTTGATCGAATTTGTCTTTCCAATCGCCACTTCCCCCCGAACCTGATCCACCACTCCCACTCCCACCTCCATTTCCGCCTCCACCACCATTCCCACCCGATCCTCCACCCCCCGGAAGGTTCGGCGGTTGGGGTGGACTGTAAGTCGTCCACGAGCTTGGCCCACCACCCCCGGGATTTGGGCCACCTGATCCTCCACCCCCCGGAAGGTTCGGCCCCAGATCGGCACTCCTCAGTAGGTTCGTAAACTGATTCCCATTTGAGCCGAGAAGCTTTTGGAAATACGAACTGGCATTCCCCGCTCCCTTCATGGCTTGCAGGGAACTACTAAGACCTGCGCCCGATGTGGACGCTGCGGCAGTTCCTGTGGAACCGGCAAGAGTGGGTGCAACACGGGCAACGGTGGAAAGAATAACTGGGATCATGGAATAAGTCTAACCAGCAAGAGGGGATAGCTTTTCTTGTTTCATCTCGTCGATCCTAATCAAATCCGGAATAAAATTATTGTTCAGGAAGTCGATCTCATAGTCCGCATCGAACACAATCTCTCTAAGACCTGCAATCTGTCGTCCACATCGGACAATGGCCTTCGAGAGTTCTATCCATGCCTTTGTAGCATTTGGATAGCCAAAATGCCAGAAAATCTTCGTGTTCGTAGTACGCCAACGACATAATTATTTGCACCAAGTTCCGTCGAAAATTCGGGGTCGAGAGAGCCGTTCTTGCTCCCGTTTCCATCGCTCATGGCGATTGGATTCACGGATCGCACTGACCCATTCCATAAAAGCAACACTGAGTAGGAAGCATACCAACAAGCCGAAAAGAGCGCAAGCGATGTGAAGAAAGATCGCAGGAGAATCACCAGTCATTGGGATCACTCGAAACGGTCTTAGGATTTGGTTCAACAGATTCTATCGACCCAATCAACTCTCTCCTTTACGTCGGATTTTTTTTGGGTCCGCACAAAACAACCGATACATATCGGGACTGGCACCGGCGACCATTGTTCGAATAATTACTTTTTTCCATGCTGGGCTATCTCGGAAAATATCTTTCATCCTTCGGGAACCCGACGATCCTAGACATTCCGTTATCAGGAAATCACCAGAGGCGTAACTCACCCCACTGATCCACTGAGTGTAGAGACCTTCAAGAATCAGAGCTTGCGAGGTCGTAATTGGAAACATAATAGGCGGCGAGCGAATGTAACCCCCTTTTGTGAATAAGATGTGTAAAATTTGCAAGCTCAGTAGGCAGGTTTTCTCTTCCTGATCCGGAGCAAAACCGGAGTAGCCGGAGTTGGCCCGGAGTTGCTACTCCGGACGAAATTCTCTCATAATGTTACGTTTTCGTCGAGAAAACAAGAGTGTAATTATTAAGGTGGAGCATGTCCGGAGCAATCGGAGCGCTTTACGGGGGGAGGGGGTGGGAGCCTCCCCCAGAGGGGGTAACCGGCCATATTATGAGGGTCTGGGATATCTCGGGAATCTGGGTAAACTTTAACGATTGCTAGAAAGAGAGACACTATCTAATATATATATTACTTTATATTATTATATATATTAGTATATATTATTATATTATTATATTATATATAGAATATATACTAGACAGCGAGCGCAGAAGCGAAAGCCCAGTTGTGTTTCCCGAATCCTTCTCGGAGCGGAGTATTTCCTGACATCTTTGGGTGAGGAACCGGTCTCGGAGTTGCGACAAAAGCACCTCAAGCCGTAGGCAAGGCTGCTCAGGTTGCTGCTAAGATGGGGTAGCTAGGTAAGATTATCACCCCACTTACCCCCTCCCCATGGCCTCCCACCCCCTCCCCCCGTAAAGCGCTCCGATTGCTCCGGTTTTGGATTCTCTCATAATCTTGTTCGACAAAATACGGTGAAAAAGCGTATTTATGAGCGTTTTTCATCCGGAGTAGCAACTCCGGGCCAACTCCGGCTACTCCGGTTTTGCTCCGGCTGTTGATGTTTGAGGCTTGCCCAGAAAGGTTTGGTAACTTGATTTTGCCCCGAGGGAATGTCATGTCAGTAGTAAAACTGAAAGCCAAACAGGACGAAGAACGTGCTCAACAATTTGGACACGAAAGGGGAGGGGATGATCTATTCTCTTGAAGTTCCCGAAAAACCTGAAATACCCATCGATGCGGACGCTATCGAGGCTTGGCAGTTGATTGCCAAGTTAAACCGAGAGGCGATATTGCGATATTTGCAGAACTCGAATCTAACCAGTCCGGACGACCTTGTGATAATGCAGGACGTCTTGTATGGGGCGATGCAGATTGAGCGTGAAGCCCATCGCGTAGATTGGTTGACGGGATTCAATTCGGAGTGACCGATGGCTAAGTCCAAGAAAAAAGAGCAACCCAAAAAATCGGTAGGTCGTCCGCCGATTGAGCTCACACCCGTTCGACGAGCCAAATTCTTACAAGGGATTCGAGATGCCAATACAGTGCGAATCGCTTGCAAGAATGCCGGGTTCGGTGTGGGGGTGTACAACCGATTCCGACGAGAAGCGCGAGAAGGCGATCCTGAGAAAATGGCTTTCGTCGAGGAAGTCGATCGGGCCCAAGCCGAAGTGATTACTCCTCTGATAGCCATTATCAAGAAAGCGGCCTCACACGATTGGCGAGCGGCGGTGTGGTTACTCACGAAATTGGCTCCGGATGATTTTGGTTCTGATTCCCAAGAGCTCCGCACCCTCAAAAAGGAATTAGCACAACTTGCGAAGGCGGTAGACGAGATCATCAATGCCAGTCAAGAATCTACTCCGTAAGGTTAAAAAGACCCGCCAAAAGCTCTACAAGTTTAAGCTCGAAGCAACCGCTTCCGAGATCAAAAAATACGAGCAATACAAAGACGATCCCAACGGCTTTGCCAATAAAGTCCTTGGGGTTCAGCTTGTGCCAAAAGCTGCCGAGATCATCGAATCCTTGGGACACCCTCCTTATCGCACACTTGTCCCGAGTTGTAATGCCTACGGCAAAACCTTTCTCGCTGCGGTCACGGTCCTCTGGTGGTTCTGCACTCGCTCTCCGTGCATGATCCTGACCACGGCCCCGAGTATGAAACAGGTTAAGGACAACCTGTGGAAAGAGATTCGCAGACTCGCTCGAAACGCTCGACTTAAGCTTCCTTTCTCTCCAAAAGCTTGTCGGATTGAACGTCGGGACGATGACTTTGCTTTCGGCGTCACGGCGAAAGACGACACTGGATTACAGGGTAAACACGGGCCGAACCAACTTTTTATTATCGATGAAGCGACTGGTGTGGCCCCCTTGATTTGGGAAGCCATACTTTCGATGTGGCGTCCACCCGGTCACGCATGGCTCGCGATCCTCAATCCCACCAACACGAACAACCAAGCTTATTACGAGTACTCTCAGGCCGGTCGCAATCGCTCGTGGAAGGTGATCCGCCTTGATGCCCGAGAGCACCCCAACGTCCTTGCTGGACTCCGAGGTGAAGAACCACCCGTTCCCGATGCCGTTCGCTTAGAGCAATTTGAGACCCAACTGATTGGCTATTCGCAACTGGTGGGGGGATCGCCCCTATCCAGTGACGTGCAATGGCCTCCCGAATGGGCAACGGATTACATTGCTCGAACGGGAAAGAAACCCCAGTGGTATCGGCCTGGCCCCCTTGCTGAAGCTCGGCTCTTAGGCCGATACCCATCACAAGGAATTAGGTCGGTTTGGAGCGACGGGGATTGGATCGCAGCGACCCGAGTGGGACTTGATCCTCTCAAGTTTGAAATCGGGGTGATCCCTGAATTAGGGGTAGACGTTGCTCGTGAAGGGGATGATAACACGGCTCTGCACTCTCGGTGTGGGTGTATATCGCTGTCGCACGAAGAGGTGAACGGTTGGCGTGGAGATGAGGTCATTGGGGCGGTCATTCAATCCTGTCGATTCTTGGCTTATTGGTTTAACAGTGCCGAATGGAATCAACAGTCGTTTCGACGGGGAGATTTTCGTGCCATTGATGAATACCAGATCCCCATCAAGATTGACTCCACAGGGATGGGAGGAACCCTCGGAGATATACTCCGGTCGATGGGGTATCGAGCGGTGGACATCGATGCCAGCACTCTACCCAATGACCCGAAGAATTATCCTCGACGTCGGCATGAACTCTGGTTCTCGGTGGTGATGATGGCGAGGATGAATCTTCTCGACCTTTCGCGATTAGATGAGGAAGACCTTGAACAGCTTCGGATTCAGGCAATGGCCCCGACCTACGAACTAGATCATTTGGGCCGTCGAAAGGTCTGCGAGAAGAAAATAACCAAGAAACTGATTGGTCGATCCCCCGATGGGATGGACGCCCTGAACCTAGCTTATGCCGAAACATTCACGGATGAGATTCCCGAAATTGCATTCACGAGGGGAAACCCGTTAGGGGAAGAGAGGTGATTTACTGACCGATACAAGCGATACAAAACTTGTATCGCTTGTATCGAAGGGAAAACCGTCAGTGTGAATCCTAGAATCGCTGCGAGGATAATGAAAAGGGTCATCCCCAATCATACACCCTATTTCAGGCTTCCCCTTCCCGTTTGTTAGATTCGGTCTCAAGGGAGATCGAAAATGGCCACACGCCGAATGATTGGAGCTGCGGGTCGAACTAAACAAGTGATGACCATCACGGTCGGCTCTGCGACTGTTGGGCATACCTTCACGATTACGATCAATTCCAAGTCGGTGACCTACACGGCGGTTACCGGTGATACCACAACAGACATCGCAACGGCTCTCGTGGCCCTTTGTGTGGCATCGAGTGACCCTGAATTTTACACAATGCTCTCGTGGAAATCGTCGGCTGCGGTTATCACAGTGACGGCTATCACAGCAGGGGAACCGTTCACGATTTCGCTGAGTGGTACAGGGACACTCACCCTTGCCACAACGACTGCGAATTCGAGCCCCGAAGATATTGCTAACCCCCTGAACTGGTCGGGTTCTACGTTGCCTGTCAACGGAGACACGGTCATCTTCCAATTCACCCCTGAATCGGCACGCTGGAATCTCGAATCGGCGCTCAGTGCAGTTGCACTCGCCAACCTTTCGGTGCTGGATTACCCTGCTCGAATCGGCAATGACCTAATCCTGCCTTCGGGGATCCGTGAATATCGAGGAACCGAACTCACCCTCGCCGGTTGCACAATTCTCGATTTGAACCTTACTGATAACACGCCGGGACGATTTCGCTTCAATGTCGGCTCGGCAGCGTGCGCCCTGAATATCACAGGGCCCGGAAATGTCACGCCGGGTAACGTGGGTGTCGTTGTGTGGCGAGGAACGCACGCCAGCAACAACATCGTTAAGGTTACGGGTTGCTCTTTGGATGTGGCAACCGACATATCCCACACGGCTTCGATAGATGCTCTCTCGGTCGAAAATGGGGCGATCCGATTAGGAGCGGGTGTGACTAAATCTTCGACGACGGCGGTATTACTGAATAGCACGTTGATAACATTCTCGAACTTTGCCAATCTCACTTTGGATCGAGGATCGACAGCGATCTATCAAGAAGCCACAACGGGAACTCTGATCACGCTTCGTGGGGAATCTACCCTCATTTGGGCATCGTCGGGTAACGTGACTTCGCTTGTGATTGGACCGAATTGCACGGTAGACTTCTCGCAGGCCATCGGGCCGATTACGATTACGAACGTCGAATTCCGTGCGGCAAACGGTGCTCGTTGGCGTGATCCAAACGGACGGGTCACGGTCACTAACGGAATGAAGTTCAATCAGTGTGGCCCTCGCGATCTCGCAGAATTGGACGTGGGTCGGCACCTAACTTTTACCACTTCGGCTTATTAACCATGAAAACACGCGCAGAACACCTTCTCGAAACGGACTGGGTTCTGGTTCAATCCACGACTATCGCTCGCTATCGGGTGGACGATATTGGGGATGCGAACTCGGCAGACCTCGTGATTCAGTTCAAAAGTAAAGACAATCCTATGTACGTTTACTACCGCGTCCCTTTGAGCATGATCTCAGTATTTGCGAATGCCCAAAGTAAAGGAAAATGGTTAGATGCCCACTTGAAAAAGACCAAGTGGCCTTGTGACAAAATCGCGTAAATCCCCGTTGCCCGACGGGGTTTGCTAATTTCGGGGCATGGTTCCCGATAACTGCTACAAAGCGACACTCGTTCCCATTGGTACGTATCACTCGCCCCAAGGAAAGGTGGTTGTCACTCCCAAGCGAGTGAAGCATTGGGTCGAGTCATTCAACAAGCTCAAACAAGACGGAATTCACTTCCCGACCCCGTGGGGTCACCAAATCGCAGCTATCCCTGCTGATAATCACGAAGCTCGCAAGCAAGCGTATGCCCAGTGGAACGCCGGTTATATCGAAAAGCTCGAACAAGACCCGGAAACCGGCGGACTGGTGGCTTACCAAACGATCCCACCCGGTTACGAGCTCGACAAGAATGGCGATCTCATCAACAAGACCACAAGCACACGGATTCGAGAACTGAGTGCGGCAATCGGCAACTGGCAAGATGGTCGAGGACGATGGCACAAAGACATCATCCTCCATTCGGCTCTTGTTCCCTTTCCCGTAGTCGGTGGTCAAAAGGGGTTCTCCCCTGCGACTCTGGCAACGGATAGCACACAGCTTTTAACTCTTTCGACTGACAACGCCCAAGTTCTATTTACCTTCGCAACTAAGATTGGAGGCTTTTCGATGGCCACTGAAGATGATGACAAAAAAAAGAAAGGGCCTCCATTTCCTTCGCAATTCCAAGATGACGACGGGGACGACGGAGATGGGGACGAAGGTGTTGATGATGCCGAGATTGATCCTGAGCTAGAAGAGCTTACGGTCAACCCGACAGATGACGAGCCGACCGTTACGCCTGATGAAACCCCAGAACCTCCGTTGAGTCAGACCATCGACCAGAGCAACAAGCTCATCGCTATCTTGCGGTCGATGGGATTAAACCTCCAAGACGACACCAACGAAAAGAACCTCTTGGATCGCTTGCTCACGGGATTCTCGATTCTGCATCATCAGGGGATCACGCTCACTCCAAGGTCTTCGGGCCCAGACGACACCACAGCCAAGATCGACACCACAGCCAAGATCGACACCAGCATCCCTGATGGGGCCACGCCCGGCCAACCGGGAATGGGTTCGGTGATGATGTCCACCCTCACGGGTAAACCGATCCAGTTGCAGAGTGAATCATCTCGCATGGCCCACAAGCTTGGCGAGGACTGCCGCAAAAAGCTCAAAGCTAAATGGAAGAAGCTCCGCCGACGTGGAATCCTTCCTCAATCCGTGGTGGAAGCAGAATGCATGCTTCTCGATCAAGCTAATCTCAGTTTCGATCCCGAGAGCTTAGTTGTTGCTTGCCCCGAGGGGGAACGACGATTGGAGTTTGCTCAAGAGATCGCCAAGCATGTGATTAAGTCTGGCTTGATGAGCTCGCTCGCCACCAGCATCACGAATCCCGTGACGCTCAGTAGCGATGAGAAGAAGGAAGTCGAAGCGATTGCCGAGGCCACTTTGGTTTACGAGCGGGTCACTGGAAAGAAAATCAAAGCCCAATAACGCATAAAACCCTTCGCCCCACTGAGTTTGTTATCAACAGGTAAGGAGATAAAGAATGCCACCTATTGGACCTATCGTTGTTGGCTTACCCGGTCTACGGGAAGCTAAAACCGCTTCTTACCGAGTTGTATTCCTCTCGGCCGAAAAAGCACACTTGCCCGGTGGGCGCTATCTCGATGGCACAAAATCCCGAGACACGAGCAACTCTGGGGATACGGATCGATTGCAAGCCGGAACGATCATCGGGAAGCTTACCGCTTCTCCGAATGATTACGCGAACTCGATCATCGGGTTAACCACTGTTGCTCTGACGACCGTCGCCACGACGCTTCAGACGACCCCAGCGGTGGCCCTCGAAATCGTTCGTCGGATCGGGACCTCGGGAACCCTGAAACTTATTGGCCCACCCACCGCTGGGGGAACCGTGGCTATCACCACAGTCACGTTCTCGGCGGTGAATACCTCGACAGGGGCTATCACCATCACGGCAACGGGTGTGGCCCACGTGATAAATTCGATCATCGCTCCCACCGATGGCTCGGAAACTCCGGTTACGTTCATCTCGGATGTGGATGGGGATTCTGTGATCGTGACCGATTCCGATGGATCGTCGCTCTCTCGTGTGGAATTGCCGAAGTTCCCGATTGGTGGAGTGGTGATCTCCAGTCAGTTGATCTTCTATTCGAGCTTAGATAGCTCGCTGAAGACATGGCTCAAGCAACAACTCAGCACGGCGTTAGGGCCGAAGTTTGTCTTCGACGACAACGTGTAATCGAAGGTTAAGCAAAAGGAAAGGCTAGGCTCGCTACCGAAAAGGGGTTTTACTTCGACCCCCTGCCTTTTCTTTTAACGAAGTATTGCTGGTGAAGTAACAGCGACATCCCGCTTGGGGTTTCTCAAATGGCAAAATCAGTCAGAGACTTGTTAGGTTGGACATCCCTCTGCGGGATCATCAAAGCCACAACGGATGGCATTCCATTCGTTCTCCCAGAAGGCTTCCGAAAATCGGTTGGTAAAACCATCGGGGATACGGGTCGATACACCGAGACTCGTGGGACTCGTACCGTCGCTCGGTTGAACCAGTACGGTGCAGGATCGAAGCAAACGGCGAAGAAGCAGATCGCTATTCGGGATGTGAAGTTACTCCACTCCCTTGAATCGATCCAACTCGATCCGCTCGTGTTGCAAGCTCTTCGCAACTACGACAACTACGATCTCCAAGATCGCGGCAAAGACGAAGTGATCCGTCAAGTTGATGGGTTTAAGACTCGTTTCGATAACCTGCGCACCGCAACTTCGACGCTGGCACTTGCTAAGGGCCACATCTGGACGGATAGCGATGGCAACGTGTTACCGAGCTCCTCGGGCGCGGTGAACGACTTCAGTTACAACATCCCCGCAGCAAACGTCGGGACAATCGCCACGGTAACTGGTGTTCCCGGTGACATGGCTGATCCGGCTACGAACATACCGAAGCAATTTCGGGCTCTGAAACAACTGGCAATCCAAACCAGTGGGTACAGACTGGGTTGTTGCTTGTATGGTCGAAACATCCCTGAGATGATCACCGACAACTCTTACATCAAGGATTACGCCGCACGCGAACCCGTGCGACGTGAAGCGTACCTCAAAGAGGGTGATCTGACTCCCGAATACACCATCGAAGGGATCAAGTTCTACCCCGGCTACGAAGCGTTCTTCGAGGACAAGAACGGAGTGAACCAAAAGATCGTCGACGACAACGCCTTGATCTTCTTCCCCGATCCGAATCCTGATTGGTGGGACATTCTCGAAGGAACCTATGAAGTTCCCACGACCATGAATCCGTTCGCGGATGGGATCGCGGCACGGGAAGCCCTCAAACAGGTCTATGGGAAGTTCAGCTACGCGATGTATGGCTACGATCCGGTGGGGATCAATATGTACTCGGGAGATACCTTCTTCCCCTGTATCAAGGTTCCGGCTGCGGTCTTCCAGTTGACCAGCTCGTAATCACCGGCGGTTGGAAATCATTCGAGCTGGTTGGGGAAGGTTTCTTTCTCACCGGTTCTTTTCTGTTACGAGGATTGTTTACCGTGAAGTTAAAACCATCTCAAGGACTCGAAGCAGCTCAAGCTCTTCCGGTTCCGACGAACGACACCCCAGTGAAGGAAGCTCATGCCGGGACACCACCACCCGAAACACAAGCCCACCCCGAAAAAGCTCCGCCCCCAGAAGGGAAAGAAAAGCCCAGCAAAGGGAAAGCGAAAACGAAAGTCAAAACGGTTGAAGTCAAGTATTCTGGGGTCGACACTTCGAATGGCACAATCACCGTCCCTGTTGCACGAAAGCCAGCTCGTACTTTTCAACATGGCGAGCAGGTGACTTACTTCACAGGTCACCTGACGACCGATGCTGCGATTCCATGTATCGCTTGGGTGCAATCGCAATCGCTGACAAACCCTGAACAGTGGTTTATCTGTTACTTCATCCCGGGGTCATCGAGCATCCACTGGAACACGGTGAGTGTGTGTGATCCCAAAGAACCCAAAGTCGGCTGTATCGCCCCTCGCAGTGAGTAATCCCCATGCCTCCTCCGGCCCCCACATATCCGTTGACCGATGCTGATTCCATCAAGGATCTGCTTTCGGATTTGGGCTTGCAATACAAGCTCGATGATAACTCATCGGGTAGCGTCGATGTCGCTGAGGATCGAACAGATCGAGCGGTAGGCGTTGGTACTTCATGGGTGTTCAATCGCTTGGGTGGCCTTTATGATCCAGTCTCCATGCAATCGAATTGGAGTTGTTGGTATTGGGCCACACTCCAGGCGATTCATTGGTTGTGCATGCGTCGAATGCAAACACCCAGTTCTGTCCTCGAAGAGGAACTCAAGCGGTGCGACGAAGAGATGCAAATGGTTCGCAATGGGGAACTGACTCTCGATATTCCGATGCGAGCGATCCTTGCTCCGGGGGTAGATAACTACCGAATCGATGGTCGATTCTGGGAACGCCAGTTGCGAAGACAAGGAGCCTTGTCTGACAAGACACCCGTTCGTCACAAGGTCAATCGTGACGTTCTCTCGGATATTCTCGTGGAGCCCTTCTCGTGAGCCGACATGCACGCTCTGCCCTCCATCTCGCCGTTCGCGATGCCATTCGGACTTATTGCAGCTTCGACAATGGATTGTGCGAAGTGTGTCAGAATCCGGGTAAACCCCATCCGCGAGCCGGAAAGTGGTTCGCAGCGGTTTGTTCCGGAAGTCGCTCGTGGATTCACAATCAGTCTGTCGCGAATCTTATCGGATGCAAAGTGGTGCTCACGATGCAAACGGGGGAAGCAGAGCAAGATCGGGTTGGTGCTTTCCAGCTCAACACCGTCACCGATGGTCTGTTCGACAAGATGGCCGATATTGCCAATGCCTTGATGCTGTACCGTTACAACGTGATTGCTTTGGCCAACAGCTATCTGGGTGCAAGTTTTGATGGGGGATCAGGAAAGACAGGCTTTGTGGAACCGCTAATCCCCAAACTGGAAGGGTCAGAGATCGCTTGCAATGCTGATTGGTTTGGCGGATCAGGGGCAGGGGTGTTTGGGTATCGATTAGAGTTATCGCTTGAAGGGGCCAAGCTCTTGCAAGCATTAGGAGCTGAAGCAACATCATGACCGAAGTGCATTATTCTGTACCATCTGTATCAAGCGAAACAGGTGTAAAATCGAAGCCGTTGGGCTTATCAGGTGGGGCAACTCGGGAAGAGTTGCTTGATATTCTGACGGCGGATATGTCCGGTGGGCGGTATGCGATTGCTTGCGGAAAGCCGTGGTTGACTCATACCGAAGCTGAAGCGGGTGTAGCCCGTCCCGTGAGTGGCGAAGCGTTCTGTGTGACTTGTCCTAAGTGCCAACAGGATATCCGTTGGAAAACGGCTATGCACACTTGGGTAATGGGTGTTGAGAACCCCATGAATCTACCTCCTAACATGAAACGAGCTTATGTCCACTGGCTTACCAATTTCAGTGATTTCAAGCCCGAACCTAACCCAGAAGACGCTCTTCAAGCCACATGATCCTTCCTGAATTCCGACCAACCGAACTTGATGATCGACGGGAGATATTCCGGTTGCTGGAATTGCTTTCTCCGCAAGCCCGAAGAGTCTGGTTAGAGTGGTGTTGTGAGTTTGCTAGTCGAGGGCATCCCCCTGTTTTTGTAACCCGTTTTGGAGGCACGGCTAACGAGGCTTATCTCGATGCCATGACTATCATCGGGCAAGGGGAATTGACACTCGAAGTTGCAGGCGGAATGGCAGTCGAACTCGTGAAAGCCTTCGAGAAAGGGGAAAAACATGGCATTGGGCACATTCGCAGCCGGGGCTTACTCGGGAACCTACACCCCTCCATCGGGATCGGTACTTCCTCTGGGCATCACCCAATCGGGTTACACGCTGTCATGGAAAAACCACCAACGAGCGATTGCAGGGAGTGATGTCTACGGAGACTCCACCGTAGACAAGGTAGATCGAGGACTCGATGTCTTTCTGTCTGCGGTCTTCTGGGAACGCAAAGCGGGGCCCATGGCTATCGTCTCCCCCTTCAATCAAATGGCAGCCAACGGTGCTGTGAATATCGATATGGGGATCCGTGGGAAGCTTGCCACAGAAACGGCAGGCCAAGTGGTTCTCACGGTCACGGCAGGAACCCCCAGTGCGACAAACGGGCCTGCAACTTTGACTTTGCCGCTGGTGCGATTGAGTGACGGGCTAACGAGCTTCGTGTTTGACTCGGCACATCAAACGATCCCGTTCGATGGACAGGTTTTCCCATACGCTGCGAGCTCAAATACTCGCTTCGGCGTAGGGACGTAATTTTTACATTTTCCTTGGTTTACTTCTTGGATACTGCTGGATATGTGTACAGTATCAACCTCTAGGAGTGTACCACAATGGATCCGTTTTCCAACCAACCCCTCATTGTTCGCTATGTTCCCGTTCGTATGGCAGATAACGGGATGAAAGGCCCGTATGTGATGGACGCCGATGGCTTTCCACACGTCCTGCAGAACACCGGCCCGATGGAACTCGTCGGGAACAAAATCGGTTATCTTTGTTGTTTTGCGGTAGAGCTTCGATCCGTCGGAGATCGGCATCTCGTGCAATTCTTCGACGGGACGCAATGCTGGGTTACCCCATTTGACCAATGGGTTCACGTTCCCGATGTCTTACCCAAATGGGTGAACCGCCTCCTTTCTCTCGCAGCGTAAAGCTATGCAAGGTATCGCTTTACTCGCTTCGGAGTTACCTGTCGATTTTCTGAGCCGAGATGCCATCATTCGACGGACACATCTTCGGGGGGACTTGCGAGAGAAAAGAGATTGTTGCAATTCACGTAAACGATCAAGGAAATTCGCTTATTGTGGATCACGCACTTCGAGGTTTTGGGGTAAATGCTGTTGGGTGGTGGATCGACTGTATTGGAATCCTACCATTTAAGGGGCCATACGAGAGTCTGGAAAAGTGCCATGAAATGGTCACTCATCCGCTCGAAGGTTAATTGCCCCACCCCGCTGTTATCTTCGGGGCATGGCCGATCTTAACCCAAACATGGCCCCCACCCCTGACTCGCCACGAGTGATGGCAGGTCGCACCACGGACGACCCTGCATACACGCCACCCGCGAATGCTCGCGAAATCGAAGATGCTCTCTTTCGAGAGGTTGTCATCGACT